CAGACTCCAAGCGAAGTAGCTGATACATTAGGTATTGGGCTTGCAAATATTTACCACCACAGAAAGGCTTTAGTTGCAGCTAAACTTCTTGAACCATTAAGAAAGGCAGCCAAGAAGCCAAACAATAAAACACATGCAGGAGCTGTTAATTACAAATTCATAATGGGTGAAGATTTTATTAATGACAAGAAACCATCTCCTGAAAAATCTATTAAGAATGTAAAGACTTGGAAGTTTGTTATGACAGAATACGCAGACGGCTCCGTTAAGTTAAATAGAGACAACGAAGGGTTTGATATGTTTGAATTGCTAGGTTTAGCCTCACATGCAACTCAAGACATATGCAATGAACTTCAATTAAATTTAGTAGAACAAAAATAAATTATGACACTAGAACAACTTAAAGAAAGACCGCTATCATACAGTTCCCTAAAGCAGTTTGCTATCAGCCCGGCACACTATATTAATTATCTGAATAAGGAAAGGGAGGAAACTCCCGCCCTTATTTTTGGCTCCGCTTTGCATTGTGCCTTATTACAGGAAGATAAATTTAAAGAAGAGTTTATTGTATCGCCTAAGTTTGATATGAGAAAGACTGCTGATAAAGAAGCCTATGCAAAGTTTCAAGAAGAAGCTAATGGTAAAAAGATTCTACCCGAAGATGTTTACTCAGAAGTTTACAGCTTGGTAAACCTAGTAAAAGAAAATCCAGAGTTTGTTACTATCATTTCTGATGCCGTTACAGTAGAGTCTAGAGAAGAAAAAGAATTGTTTGGGTTGCCGTTTGTCTTTATCAAAGACATTCAGACTACCAATATGATTGTGGATATTAAGACAGTTCAAAGTGCCGCGTCCACTGACTTGAACAAAGACTTTTTTAACTACGACTATCCTTTGCAGGCTGCTATCTACGGAGATAACTTTCATTTCTACGTTGTAGAGAAGAATCAGCCCTATTACAACGGTTTAATTGGCGTGGATAGTGATTGGTTCGATTACGGCACAAATAAGCTAGAAAGGCTTTGTATTGCGTTTAATTACGCTTTAGAACACCCTGAGTCTTTTACACAGTCATATGACTTTTGGTACAAGTTAAATAATAAGAAACCTATTATCTCACTCCCAGGTTGGGTAAAGAATTAGTTATGGTATCAAATAAAGAACTTTTGAAAATGTTTACTGAAAGTTCGTTGAAGTTTAAACTAGTGGAGGAACAAATAAATACTATGAAAAGTATGATTTCGTTTTCTTCTAAACCTAGGGCTGTTGAAAGGATAGTTGAGCCTTCGGTAATTAAAAGAATTATTGAGGATAAGTATGATGTAGATATAACTAAAAGGACTAGAAAGAGGGAATACATTTTCCCTCGTTCTGTCACCTCTTATTTCTTGCATAAGTATACACTACTTACCTTAAACAAAATAGCTATTCATGTAGGTGTAAACGACCATGCAACTGTATTAAATCATATCAAAAAGATAAACGATTTAAGAGATGTTTATCCTGAGATACAGGCTGAGTTAGATGAGATAGATGACAAGATTAAAAATCATTATGACAATCTTTACGGTAAAATAGATACAGATGCAAGTAACAGTATTCAAACATTATAGCGAGGTTGATAAGCCATCTTATGTATCATTAGAGTCTGTTTTAGGTGCTATTAAAGATGGAAGAAAGAAAGATGAAATACTTAGGATAAGAAAGTCTACAGATGAGTCTGAAATTAGAGCTTTGAAAATGCAGCTTCCCTGTGTGATATATTCAGGTAGGTTTGATATTGAAATGTCTCATAGAAGAAAAGATGGTTCTTATTATAAAAGTTTTAGAAACGATGAGTCTTTATCTGTTCATTCTAAATTGGTAGCATTTGACATTGATGATGTAGAAGATGTAGAAAAATTAAAGTCTGATTTAATTCAAGACGATTACATTTATGCAGTATGGAAGTCTCCTTCCGGCACAGGAGTGCATGGGTTAATTAAAATTGCTGATGGTAACAGGCATGAGGAACATTACTCAGCCTTGCTAAAGCGTTATCCTATGTTCGACACTACGGCTAGGAATCCATCAAGAGTTTTGTTTTTGAGTTACGATGAGAATCTTTTAATTAACGAAGACTCAAAGACATTCTTTGATTTAGTAGAGCGTGAAGAGTTTAAAGGTATAGAGTTGTCAGGTTCTTTTACTGACTACAGAAAGCTAGACATAGCAGCCAAGATGATTAGAATGGCGGAGACTGGCGCAAGACATAACGCAGTTATCAAGTCTGCTTACTTAGTAGGAGGTTATGTAGCAGGAGGTATTGTAGAAGAATCTATTGCTACTGAAGTATTAAAGCATGAAGTATTCAAGAAGTTTGAACGTGACGAATTAGAGATTGAGTACAAGGCTATTGAAGATGGAATTAAGGCAGGACAGTTCATGCCTATTAATGAGATAGCTAAGTACCAACAATCAGCTATGGAAGAGATTGGTATAGTAGAGGACGAGTTATCTTTTCTTTCTGATAACAAAACAGACGAGGAGTTTATTAGAAAGTATCGTTCAGGATTAATACCTATGGGTTTGCCTTTTGGGTACGACTATATGGACTCAAGATTGCTTTTAAAGGAAGGAGAATTCTATGCTTTACTCGGTCACTCTCACGTGGGAAAAAGTTCAGTTGGCTTTTGGCTGTCCTTTATTTCAGCTTTAAAGTACGATTGGGGATGGGTAATTTATACCGGAGAGAATAGAGTAGCTACTGTTAAAATGAAGCTGATAGAGTTCTATTGTGGTATGAAAATTAAGGAGATTAAAGAACACCATTTTCGCCAGGCTATGGTTTGGGTAAACGAAAGATTCTTCTTTGTCAATAACGACAACATGTACAAGTACGAAGAGTTGCTTTCCTATACTCAAAGTGTTTCTAAATACCATTCTATCAAAGGACTTCTTATTGACCCTGTAAATGCTTTAAGAAGCGACAACGGAAATAAGTATGGACATGAGATGGAAATGTATACTAATATGCTTTTGTTTACGAAGAGAACCAATATCAGCTTAGTATTATCTATTCACTCAAGGACTCAATCTCAAAGAGAAAGGGGGAAAGATGGGAATCAGGTTATGCCATTTGCTGCCGATGCTGATGGAGGCGCACTTCTTTATAACAAAGCTGATGTATTCATTACAACTAATAGAAACATACAGGACCCTGAGACATGGATGATAACCGAGTTGCATATCAGCAAACAAAGGAATAAAGAGACTGGAGGTGATGTAACACCAAAGGATAGGCCTATTAAATTAAAGATGTCCTACGGAGTTGAGTTTACAGACGAGTTTGATAAACTACCTTTTGATAGAGACTTCTTAAAAGAAGAATTAGTAATTGATTATAAACCGGCAACGTCTGATGATGTAGACGACTTGCCACCATTTTAATAATATGAACCATACACACTATGCATTATTTTGTGAAGGAGAATTATTCGCAGTTATTAAAAGGTCGGGATTCCTTGACGACTATAATAAAATAATTGACGATGTGCATTCATTAAGCTTAAAAGCAGTAAAAGCAATAGCAGACGAATTTTCTATAAGAAGAGAATGTGTTGTATTAGATGATTTTGCAAGACAGATTGAAAAACTATCTGCTTGTAGAGTTGATGATGTTATTGTTACTGCATTAGATTCTGAAACTCAGGAAGAATACGGTATTGTAATCACTAGAACATGGGAGTATTAATATGAAAAAATTACGAGTATTAATTGGCTGCGAAGAGTCTCAGACAATAACAAAAGCTTTTAGGTTATTAGGGCATGAAGCTTACTCTTGCGACTTGTTAGATTGTAGTGGCGGACATCCTGAGTGGCACATAAAAGAAGATGTATTTAATGTAATTAATAATGGGTGGGATTTAATGATTGCCCACCCACCATGTACTTTTTTAGCAGGTTCTTCTGTTCAATGGCTATCAAATCCAGAAGACAAACATCTTCCTTTCGACGATAGAAGACCGCATCCTAAATACCCTAACAGAAGAAAAGATATGTTAGATAGTATTGAATTTGTAAAAGCCTTATACGAATGC